TATCGGACCAGCCGAGTGGAGGGATGTTGACGTACCCAGCGGGACTATTGCCGAGAACATTATGGCTCTTCCTTACAAGGAACCAAGCCAAGTGCTGGCAATGCTGCTTGACAAGATCGTAGATGAAGGCCGTAAGTTTGCATCCGCTGCTGATATACAAGTTGCGGACATGTCGGCCAACTCTCCCGTTGGTACTACCCTAGCTATCCTTGAGCGCACGCTAAAAGTAATGACTGCCGTCCAGGCGCGTATTCATTACTCGTTCAAACAAGAGTTGGGGCTGCTGCGCGACATTATTCGAGATTACACGCCGGATGAATACGACTATGAGCCAGAAGAAGGATCTCCTAAAGCCAAGAAGTCTGACTATGACCTGGTTGCAGTTATCCCTGTCTCCGATCCTAACGCCGCAACGATGGCGCAAAAGATTGTGCAGTATCAGGCTGTCATTCAACTGGCTCAGCAAGCTCCACAGATCTATGACCTGCCTCAGCTTCACCGCCAGATGCTAGATGTTTTGGGGATTAAGAATCCTGAAAAGCTAGTACCTCTGCCCGATGATGAAATGCCGGTAGATCCTATTAGCGAGAACATGAACGCGCTAAATGGAAAACCTCTAAAGGCGTTTATTACTCAGGACCAGCAAGCTCATATTGCAGCGCACCAAATGTTCATGCAAGATCCTCTTGTGATGAAGACTATTGGTCAAAACCCACAGGCTAATATGATCATGGCTGCATTGCAATCTCACATTGCAGATCACCTTGGCTTCTACTATCGCACAATGATAGAGAAGCAAATGGGCGTACCAATGCCGCCGCCAAATGAGCATCTGCCTGATGATGTTGAAGTACAACTATCACGGCTGGTTGCCCAGGCAAGCGCGCAAGTCATGCAGGCCAATACCGCTGAAGCACAGCAAGCTCAAAACCAACAGATGGCTCAAGATCCTCTGGTTCAAATCCAGCAACAAGAGATACAGATCAAGGGTGCTGAGCAACAACGTAAACAGCAGAAAGACCAAACTGATGCACAGCTAAGGTCTGCCCAGCAACAGATTGAACGTGAGCGCATCCAGACTCAAAAAGAAATTGACATGACCAGGATTCAAACTGATTATGTTAAGTCTCAAAAAGAATTGGATGCTCATAATCAATTGGAGCAACAACGAATGATAAGTAACATTATTGGACGTAAACAATGATTGATAATTATTTAACACATCTATCTAAAAAGATAGATGACAAAGTATCCCAACTCCAAGAGTCTCTAGCGGATGGCAACGCTGGTGATTATGCGGAGTACAAGAAGGCGTGTGGCGAGGTTAAAGGTCTGCTCACTGCGCGCTTATTTATCTCAGACCTACAGGAAAGATTGAAAACCCATGACGATGAGTGATGTAGATTTAATTAAGGCCGTGGACTTGTCTCAGATACTGAACAAGGGCGCGGAACAAAAAGCCAAACAGCTACCAAAGCCGTCTGGCTACCGCATTTTGTGCGCAATTCCAGAAGTGGAAAAAGAATACGAAAGTGAACTTGGATTACTTAAATCCGATGAAGCCATTCGTAACGAAGAGCTATTAACAACGGTATTGTTTGTTGTGGACTTAGGACCGGACTGCTATAAAGATGCAACCCGATTCCCCTCTGGCCCATACTGCAAAGCAGGTGACTTTATCCTAGTTAGACCACACGCAGGAACCCGGCTAATCATTCACGGCAAAGAGTTTCGTGTAATTAACGATGACTCAGTCGAGGGTGTAGTTGAAGATCCACGCGGTATCCGCCGCAAATAAGGAGCCAATATGTCTGATTACAAATTTCCTGATGAGCAGGATGACCCAAAAGATCTTGACGATGAAATCATCGTTGAGGTAGAAGATAAAACTCCTGATGAGGATCGTAATAAAACACCACTACCTGAGAAGATTAAGGAAGATCTTTATAACGATGAGCTAGAGGATTACTCTACCAAAGTTAAAAAGAAACTTCTTCAAATGAAGAAGCTTGCGCATGACGAGCGCAGGGAAAAAGAAGCGGCTGTGCGTGAGCAAAACGAAGCTGTGGAATTTGCTAAAAAGTTAATGGATGAGAATAAAAGGCTCAAGTCCAACTTAAATAGCAGCGAGAAAAATGTCCTTCTTTCAGTTACTAAGACTGTTGAAATGGAGCTTGATCAGGCCAAGAAAGCCTATCGGGAAGCCTATGACTCAGGCGATACTGATAAGGTAATGGAAGCCCAGGAACGTCTTACTGAAGCAACATTAAAGATTGATAAAGTAAGAAATTTCCGTCCTCAGCCTGCTGAAGACCAAGAAACTGTGGTACAAACGCCTCAACCCCGTACTCAGGAGGCTCCAAAAGATCCCTCTGCGGTTGCTTGGCAACAAGAAAACCCTTGGTTTGGGGAAGATGAGGAAATGACTAGCTTGGCTCTGGGTCTTCACGAGAAGATGCGGCGCGAGGGAGTCAGGATCTCATCGCAAGAGTATTACAATCGGCTAAATACTACAATCCGTAAGCGCTTCCCAGAGAGATTTGAGAACGCAGAGGAACAAGATGACCGGCCTAGCCGGAAAAGCTCGGTGGTTGCACCGGCTACACGGACTACGTCCGCAAAACGAGTTAGGTTATCCCCTGGAGAACTCAACTTGGCAAAGAAGTTTAACTTAACACCGGAGCAATTTGCTGCCGAAAAAATCAAATTGGAGGCCGCAAATGGCTGAAAACAGAAAACCGCGTGAGCTTGAGGAACGATTGATGACTGAGCGCCCTAAGCAGTGGGCACCAGCTGAATTGCTTCCAGAACCTGACAAGCAACCTGGGTACAAATATCGTTGGGTGCGTGTTTCAACTTTGAATCAAGCAGATCCCCGTAATCTCTCGGCCAAACTCCGCGAGCATTGGGAACCTGTTCCAATCGAAGAGCAACCCAAATTTAGACTGTTAGCTGATCCAGCGAGTCGATACAAAGACAACATTGAGATTGGCGGATTATTGCTTTGCAAGACTCCTGAGGAATTTGTTGAACAACGTAATGATTACTTTGCTCGACAAAATGTTGCTCAAATGGAGGCTGTAGACAATACTCTTATGCGTCAAAGCGATGCGCGGATGCCTCTCTTTAGGGAGAGTAAATCTTCAAGTAGCTTTGGAAAAGGTATTTAATTTTTAGGAGTCCTTAAATGGCTTATCCAACTGTCTCGGCAGCTTACGGTTACAAACCCGTAAACCTGATCGGCGGTCAGGTGTTTGCTGGATCTACCCGGAACCTTCCGGTCCAGTATAACTACGGTACCGCTATGTACTATGGTGACCTAGTCACTCTCTCGGCTGGTTATGTTGTGATTGCAACTTACCCTGTTAGCACTACCAACACTACTGTTGGCGTGTTCCTGGGCTGCTATTACACCAACCCAACCACTAAGCAACGTCAATATGCTCAGTACTATCCAGGCAGCGTGCTTGCTGGTGATATCACTGCAATTATTGGTGATGATCCTGATGTAGTTATCCGTTGTGCGGTTACTACTGGCGCTTCTGCTACTACTATTGGCTCGGCTTCGTCGATCCTGGTTGGTGTGAACATGGCTGGTAATACCCTGACTGGTTCTGCTTCCACTGGCAACGGTGCAGGCGCTGTTGTTGCAGCTTCGGCTACGACTTCTGGCGGCGGCTTCCGTGTCCTCAATCTGGTTCCTGATACCCAAATCAGCACTTCCTGCACTTATGTGTCTGGTGGCGCTGCTTCGGCAACTTCGGTTGTTGTATCTGGCCTGACTGTTGGACAGTATCTGCCTGTTGGTACTGATGTGTTCAACTTGGTAAATGGTCAACTGCAATTTACTGGCTCTACGCTAAGTTCTGCATCGACCGTAACTACCACTGGTAGCACGACTCTGACCATTACTTCGGTTACTACCGCAGTTGCTGGCACCGTTGTGTTGGTTCAAAGCCCTGAAGTTCTGGTAAAGCTGAACTTTGGCGCTCATCGCTACTATGTAGCATAAGGAGTAACTTAAAATGGCTATTTCACGCGCACAGCTACTTAAAGAGTTGCTCCCTGGGCTTAACGCCTTGTTCGGTCTGCAATATAAGACCTACGATCAAGAACATGAAGAGATCTACGAAACCGAGACCTCTGAGCGTTCTTTTGAAGAGGAAACTAAATTGTCTGGCTTCTCCGCCGCACCTGTCAAGAACGAGGGCTCTGCCATCGCTTATGACAATGCTCAAGAAGCTTGGACCGCTCGCTACAACCACGAAACCATTGCTTTGGGCTTCTCCCTGACGGAAGAGGCAATTGAAGACAATCTGTATGACAGCTTGTCCGCTCGTTACACCAAAGGTCTGGCTCGTGCTATGGCATACACCAAGCAGGTTAAAGCTGCTGCTGTGTTGAATAACGGCTTCTCGTCTGCCTATCCAGGCGGCGACGGCGTATCGTTGTTTAACAGCGCTCACCCTCTGGTGTCTGGTGGCACTAACAGCAACGTTCCTTCTACCGCAGCTGACTTGAATGAGACTTCGTTGGAAAACGCAGTTATTCAAATCTCTCTGTGGACTGATGAGCGTGGTCTGTTGATCGCTGCTAAGCCAAAGAAGCTGATTGTTCCGCCGGCTCTGCAATTCGTTGCCACTCGTCTGTTGGAAACCGAACTCCGCGTCGGCACCACTGACAATGATGTCAACGCTTTGAAGAACAACGGTTCGATCCCTGGCGGCTACACGATCAACCACTTCTTGACCGACACGAATGGCTGGTTTTTGACCACCGATGTTCCTAACGGCATGAAGCACTTTGTTCGTACTCCTCTGTCCACTGGTATGGACGGCGACTTTGATACCGGCAATGTCCGTTACAAAGCTCGTGAGCGTTACAGCTTCGGCTGGTCTGATCCTCTGGGTATGTACGCCTCCGCAGGCGCTTCCTAAACCTTAGGGTTTGTTAAAGAGGGCTCCTTCGGGAGCCCTTTTTATTTGCACACTTGTTTTAAACTGTGATATATTGCAGCTAATCCGGGGTTACCGGTGCATCAAACCAGTCCCGGCTGGGCGACATACCGATTGATGCACTTCACTTGTATGTAAGGACATCTATCATGGGATTCGCAACTCACCTTGGCCCTTGGCTATTGGGCACTGTTAAAAACACCACCGGCACTACCGTTGGAAATATCCGCAATACTGGCGCAACGCTGGTATCTCAAACCTTCAAGAAAGACTACACTGGTCAGGCAGCTTCTGCTACCACTGATACCATTTGTGTAATCCCTGCTGGCGCGCAAATTGTCAATATTTTTATTGATACCTTGGTTGCATTTACTGGATCTACCGCAGCTAACTTGACGCTGGGTGATGGCACTACTGCTGCCTTGTATTGGGCCTCTACCGACATCACTTCCCAAGGCCGTTTAGCCAATACCAATGCGGCCTCTAAACTGGTTAACTGGGCTGGTGCCGCTACTACTGCGTCTCCTAATGGCGCAGGCGTTGGCTCTACCGATGTTAAGGTTATTGCTACGTTGACTCCTACAGTTGCTGCTGTTACCGCCGGTACAGTGCAATACACTATTGTTTACGCCGTAGCTAACTCGGACGGTTCGCAAGTTCCTGCCTCTGCTTAATTAATCTCAGGGGCTTCGGCCCCTGCTTTATAGGAGATTGATTATGATGCAGACAGACGTTAAGTCAGCGCACTTAAGTGCTGCTGGTTCTTTATTTGTAGGGCGTACAAGGCTTAAAGGGTTTTCAATAGCCCCTGTAGCTACTACTGCGGCTACTTTTGAATTTCGCGATGGCGGGGCTTCTGGAGCTATTTTGTGCCAAATTGATATCGCGTCACAGAGCAATCCTGTACCGTATTACATACAAGTTCCCGGTGAAGGTATTCTTTTCCAAACCAACTTATATCTTACGATTAGTGTTGGTTCTATTACCGGTATCACGGTGTTCTATGGCTAAGAAAGCTCCATCCCTTGCAGTAGGTCGCGGCGAGAAGCTGCCGGTCTCTAAAGGGGCTGGGCTGACTGCCAAAGGTAGGGCCAAGTACAACGCAGCTACAGGTAGTAACTTAAAAGCTCCGCAGCCAGAAGGTGGTCCTCGCAAGAAATCATTCTGTGCCCGCATGTCTGGTATGCCAGGACCAATGAAAGATGAAAAAGGAAAGCCTACCCGCAAGGCGGCTTCACTAGCAAGGTGGAAGTGTTGATATGGAACTCCCAATCTGGAATGTTTTTTTGTCTTTTTTATCAGCAGGCGCTTTGCTGTGGGTAAAAATTTCGCACGATGAAGTAAAGCGTTTAGGCATTCTTATTAGCAAAACCCGCGAGGAACATGCGGAAAAATTTGTTACTAAAAATGATATGCACGCAGACATTAACAGAGTATTAGCTCGTCTTGATAGGTTAGATGAAAAGCTGGATGTTTATATGAGGGAGCAAAGAAGTGCCCTCAGTTAGTAAGAAACAACACAATTTCATGGAAGCGATAGCTCACTCGCCATCGTTTGCTAAGAAAGTAGGAGTCCCTCAAAAAGTAGGGCAAGATTTTGCAAACGCGGATAAAGGCCGCAAATTTTCTAAAGGTGGTGATACTATGGCTACAAAAATGGATCCTCGTGTTTTACAAATGCTCATGGCTGCTAAACAAGCTCAAATGGGTCGACGTGCACCTATGGCTGCACCTGCGGCTGCTCCTATGGCCGGCGGTATGAAAAAAGGCGGCATGGCTGCTTTTGAAAAGTCTGGTAAAGATGTAGAGAAGAAGGGCATGAAAGAAGGCTCTAAGGCTGACATGGCACTAGACAAGAAACAAATGATGGGAATGAAAAAAGGCGGAGCTACTAAAAAGATGGCTGGTGGCGGATACACTCGTGCTGCTGATGGAGTTGCTCAACGTGGCAAAACTCGCGGTACGCAAATCGTAATGAAAAAAGGCGGCAAGATCTGCTAAGGATTTATCATGGATAATGAAAAAACTCCCCAAGAAGTAGCTGATGAAAAGGCCCGTAAAAAGGCTACTGAAGCATATGATGCCGCCAATAAAACAGAATCGGCACCAGCATCTGCCGGAGCTGGTCGTGGCTTTGTAAACCCTCCAGTAAAGAAAATGGCTAAAGGTGGATCTGCTTCTTCTCGCGCTGATGGTATAGCTCAGCGCGGCAAGACTAACTGCAAGATTTGCTAGGAGATTAGCATGATGGCAAGCCGAGGAATGGGTGATATTTCCCCATCCAAAATGCCTAAAGGTGTGCGCAAGGCCCGCCGGGACAACACTGACTTTACTGAGTACGCTAAAGGTGGTGAAGTGTGGGATAAACCTAATCCGGCTAAAAAACACACTAAGCTTTCTCCTGCAAAAAAAGCTAAGGCAAAAGCTGCTGCAAAAGCTGCTGGTCGCCCATATCCAAATTTGATTGACAACATGAGGATGGCAAAAAATGGCTGAAAAATGGATACAAAATGCTATCAAGAAACCAGGCTCTTTGCGTAAAAGCTTAGGCGTAAAAAAGGGTGAAACTATCCCTGCGTCTAAGTTAAAATCAGCAGCTAAGAAACCTGGCTTAATGGGCAAAAGAGCGCGTCTTGCAGAGACTCTCAAAGGCATGAAATAAACTGGATCAGTTATGTCCACTACCGGAACCACAGCCTTTAACCTAGAGTTTACGGAACTTGCTGAAGAGGCTTGGGAGCGGGCTGGGCGCGAGATGCGTTCTGGTTATGATTTGCGTACAGCGCGTAGATCACTTAATTTGATGACCATAGAGTGGGCTAATCGTGGTCTAAATATGTGGACCATTGAGACTGGTACTATTACCCTAACTCAGGGTCTTAATACTTACGCTCTACCAACTGACACGATTGACCTACTTGATCATGTCATTCGGACCCAGCCAAACGTAGCATCTACCCAGTCTGACTTGAGCATTACTAGGATTAGCGTATCAACCTACGCTACTATCCCAAACAAGCTGGTCCAGGGGCGTCCAATCCAAGTATGGATACAGCGCTTGTCAGGTGAGGTTGGACCTACAGCTGCTGTGCTAAATGGCTCCATCACGGCTACAACTGATTCCATTACCTTAAGTACTGTTGTTGGCCTGGCTGGATCTGGCTATATTCGCCTAGACAGTGAAGACATCTACTACACCTACATATCAGGGAATACCCTAGGTGGAGTGTTCCGTGGACAAAATAACACAACTGCAGCATCACACGCTACTTTAACAGCTGTTAATGTTCCGCAGTTGCCTGCTATTACTGTTTGGCCTACTCCTGATGGATCACAGCCCTACCAGTTTGTTTACTACAGGCTGCGCCGCATTGAAGATGCCGGCAAAGGCGTTGAAACTGCTGACATGAATTTCAGGTTCTTGCCTGCTGTAACGGCTGGCTTGGCTTACTACATAGCCATGAAGGTTCCAGAATTGATGGGCCGGCTGGAGATGCTTAAGGCTGTTTATGAAGAGCAATACAAGCTTGCGGCCGGCGAAGATCACGAAAAAGCTACTTTGCGCTTAGTCCCCCGTATGTCGTTTATTGGTGGGGGTGGCATGTAATGACTTCACCATACGCATCTGGCAAGTATTCAATTGCCCAATGTGATCGGTGTGGGCAGCGTTTTAAATTAAAGCAATTGAAAATTGAGGTTATTAAGACTAAACTCTATCAATTGAAAGTTTGTGAAGAATGTTGGGACCCTGATCAACCGCAGTTACAGTTGGGAATGTATCCAGTAAATGATCCCCAGGCCGTATACCAGCCCCGTCCAGATACAACTTATGTTGCGGCTGGATTGAATGGATTACAGCTAACAAATGGGGCTCAAGGAACGCCAACAGGCGGGTCTAGGGACATCCAATGGGGTTGGTATCCTGTTGGTGGTGCAAGTGGGTTTGATGCAGTTTTAACGCCTAATTACTTGGTTGGGACTACAAGTGTTGGCACAGTGACGATTTCATAGGAGTTTATGATGGCTAAAGAAAGTATGAAAAGCGATGTGGCTCAAGATAAAGCCATGATCAAAAAGGCGTTCAAGCAGCATGATGCTCAAGAACACAAAGGTGGTAAAGGCACTACTCTTAAGCTAAAAAAGGGTGGCCCTACTAGCCTGGATCGTAAGAAGTACGGCAAAAACCTTTCCCGCGCTATGAACCAAAAGGGGTAAGTTATGGCATACACAATGAAAAAGGGCGGCAAAGAAGTCGGCCCAGCTAGTGTTTACGCAGAGCCTCACACAATGGATGGAAAATTTATGCCTACAAAAGGCAGTGAAGTTTTTCCTCCTAACATGAGTGATCCTGCCAACATGGATATGGTGGTAAACGGCTATAGTAATAAACGCCCAGCACCTGCAAAAACTGACGGTATCAAAATCCGTGGTACTGGTGCAGCCACTAAGGGTGTGATGGCTAGGGGTCCAATGGCATGAACTACTCTGAGCTAGTAGTTGCGATTTCCGATTACACGGAGAACACCTTTCAAACGGTGGATGTAAACCTGTTTATCACACAGGCAGAGCAGCGCATCTATAACTCAGTTCAGTTTCCTTCATTACGCAAGAACGTGACAGGCACGATTACTGCCAGCAATAAGTACCTCTCTTGCCCTAATGATTTCCTGGCTCCATATTCTTTGGCCGTGTTTCCCTATGGTGGTGGTGATTACATATATCTTTTAAACAAAGATGTTAACTTTATGCGGGAAGCGTATCCAAACCCAACAAGCACTGGAACGCCTAAGTACTATGCTTTGTTTGGGCCTACTGTTTCTGGATCTGCCATCTCCAATGAATTAAGTTTTATCCTGGGCCCAACTCCAAGTACAACTTATTCCGCCGAGCTTCACTATTACTATTACCCAGAGTCAATCACTACGGCTTCTGGTGGTCAGACTTGGTTAGGCGATAACTTTGACAGTGTTCTTTTGTATGGCGCCTTAGTAGAGGCGTACACCTACATGAAGGGCGAGCAGGACATGATGGCTTTGTATAACCAAAAGTATGCTCAAGCACTTGCGCTGGCTAAACGTCTGGGTGATGGATTGGAACGCCAGGACGCTTATCGTAGCGGCCAGCTTAGGGTTGAGGTTAACTAATGGCTATTGTCCAAACTCAGACCACAAGCTTCAAGAAGGAGCTTTACCAGGCTATCCACGATTTATCTACAGACACAATTAAGATTGCTCTGTACACAGGTAATGCAAGCCTGGATGCTTCTACCACTGTTTATAGCTCTACCAATGAAGTAGTTGCTTCTGGATATACGGCTGGTGGACAGGTTATGACAGGGGTATCTATAAGCTCATCCGGCTATGTGGCCTATGCAAGCTGGAACAACGTGTCTTGGACATCATCTTTGACCGCCCGGTGCGCTTTGATTTATAACGCATCCAAGGGCAACAAGTCTGTAGCGGTTTTGGACTTCGGGTCCGACAAAACATCTACTGGCACGTTTACAATCACCATGCCAGCAAATACCTCTACAACTGCGCTTATCAGGAGTTCAAATTGATAGTCACTACCACTAAAGGCGAGATGGACGATTCCTTGCTTGAAAAGCGGGAAGGCACAGTCGATAATGAGAATGAACTGACAACGTGGGTTGAGTACTGGCTGGATGGCGAGTTGGTTCACAGATCAGCGCATGTTACGTTGAAAAAAATGCCCGTCTTTGGCGGTGGCGAAACTGCTTCTTTTTAAGGAAATATCATGGCGAACACACAGAGCATGGCTACTTCGTTCCTCGGGGAACTGATGACCGCTACCCACAATTTCGGTGTTGCACCTATTCGTGCGGCTACTACTGCTGATACGTTCAAGGCAGCGCTGTATCTGGCTTCTGCTACGGTTAATGCTGCCACTACCGCATACTCTACTACGGGTGAAGTTACTGGTACAGGCTACACGGCTGGCGGAGTTACAGTAACAAATGCAACAGCACCTGCTTCTACTAACTCTTCTGCCACGGCAGGCGTAGGTTATTGGACTCCATCGGCCTCGTTTGTATATACAACTGTTACCTTAAGCACTGCTTTTGATGCTGTTCTAGTATATAACTCAACGC